GTTTATAAGCGTATTGAGGCCAAGAAAGCAGGTGATACTGTGATGGACGGAATGCTAGGCAAGGTCATTGCGGACATGCTGAAAATTGTCATCAATGGAAGCTTTGGAAAGTTTGGCTCAAAGTGGCCAATTCTATTTGGCCCTGAGCTGCTGATCCAGGTGACAGTGACAGGGCAGCTTTCATTGCTCATGCTGATTGAGAGGCTTGAGCTTTCCGGGGTTGAGGTGGTCTCAGCAAACACTGACGGCATTGTTTTCAAGCACCCAAGAGTGATGCAGAGCACCGTTGACGCTGTGGTTGCTCAATGGGAGAAAGATACAGGCTTTGAGACTGAGGAAACTGAATACTCAGCCCTCTATTCTCGTGACGTGAACAATTATATTGCCGTCAAGTCCAACGGCAAAACCAAAACAAAAGGTGCATATTCCAACCCTTGGAATGATCCGAACGCGGCAATTTTTAGGTTTCATAAAAACCCAACCAACAGCATATGTGTCGAGGCTGTGACAGAATACTTGACCAAAGGCACGCCTGTTACTCAAACAATAAACGCCTGCCGTGAGCTTCCAAAATTCCTGACCGTCAGGAGGGTCAAAGGCGGTGCCGTGAAACACGGGGTGTATCTTGGCAAGGCAATCAGATGGTATTACGCCAAAGATGCCAGGGGCTGCATCCTATACGCTGGCAGCGGAAACAAGGTGCCTAAATCTGACGGTGCTCGGCCTTGCATGGATTTGGCCGGCGGCTTTCCTGCTGATTTAGATTTTGAACGGTATGAGGTTGAAGCACGTGAAATTCTCAAGGATATTGGGGCAATTTAAAGCTTGCCATTTTTGTGTTTTCAACATATACCTTCCTACGTATGCAATACGTTGGAAGCAAAAGAAGAATAGCCAAGAAAATTCTTGAGCACATTGAAGCCGTCAGAAAACCAAATCAGCTCTATGTTGAGCCTTTTATGGGTGGCTGCAATATGTTGGATAAAGTGAGCGGTAGACGTTGGGGGAATGATTCTCATTTTCACCTAGTATCTCTATTTGAGGCAATACGTGACGGCTGGCACCCGCCTCATGAAGTCACAAAAGAAGATTATTACTATTGCAAATCTCATTCTCATGAGCTTATGCCCGCTGCTGTGGGGTTTGTTGGATTTAGCTGCTCTTTCGGTGTGAAATGGTGGGGAGGGTTCGCCTCAAATAAAGAAGGCCGAAATTATGCTCGAACGGGGCGAAACTCACTCCTAAAACAAGCCCCTCTTTTAGAAGGCGTTCGTTTTACTAATAATAAATACCATGAGTTAAACCTGACCGAATCATGTCTTATTTACTGCGATCCTCCGTATGCAGGGGTAACGCAATACGCAGACAAATTTGACAGCGATGCTTTTTGGATTTGGGCAAAGCAAAAAGCTAGTGAGGGTCATACGGTATTTGTGAGTGAATACAACGCGCCTGATGGTGTTGAGTGTATAGATGAATTTCCTCTAACTTCTACCTTGAACAAAAACGCAAAAGATAAGAAGATTGAAAAGCTTTTCCGGCTTTAAACCTGAGCTTGAGCACTGGCATTGAACTCAGGCCCCCAAAGGTCAACAGCAGAAACTCGCCAATACAAAGGCGGAAAACCTGCACCAATGTCATCAATGCGCACGTCAGCACTTGTGGCCAATCCTTCAAATTTCAGGTTGCCTGCACCGGGAGTGAAGCCGTCAGCCTCAGAGCCAAAAACCTTGTAGAATGAAATGTCTGAGCCGGGAACAATGGCCCAACTGAGAGTGTATATCTTGAAGGTGCCCCCATCTTCTTTCAGCACTGAGCTGAGGCCCGTGACGGCTGCCGGGGTTGGGTTTGTCACTGTGATTGTTGCAGCAGTGTCAGACTGCCCTAGCGCATTCACAGCAAACACTTGAAATTGCACGTTGCGTGATAACCCCCCGCATTCAACAGCCTCATCAATTGTGAAATCATAGCCAAGCCCCGTGACGTTTTCAGTGCATCTCACAGTCATTCCTGCACCGGTATCAGTGAGCACCGTGACATTGTAGCTGACAGCCTGTTGGGAGGCTTGCCATTTTAAATTGACAACAGGGCCCGTGAAAGACGGCTGCACCGTGAGACCTTGCACATTGCTTGGTGGTGCTGTGGCTTGCCCAACTTGCCCCGACCACTGCACGAAAGGCCCAATGCCTACGTTGACGGCTGCAACCCTGACATAAAAGATGCCGGGCACAACCCGCAAAGTGTAATTTGTCCTGATCATAGTATCGACCTGAGACCATGAAACGCCATCTGCTGACTGTTCCAAAATATATGAAGTTGCACCAAAAGCAGGTGCCCACAAGACAGAGACAAATGAGGTTGAGTTTGGCAAATCCTGCACCTCAATTGAGGGCACGGCAGGTGCGTCAGGGATGGTAGGCGGCACTGATGGTTGATTTAAGACCGGTGCCAAACCATAATCTGCAAAACGTCTTTGATCATCAACAATGGCGGTGATTGCAACCTGCTCATTTTCATTTGGCGAAAGATTTGCAACTCTGCAAACGGTGCCAACTTTGTTTGACACTCCAAACAAATAATATGGTGGCTCTGAATTAGGGTCAAAATATATGCTTTCATTTTCAATTGCGCGTGATAGAATGACCTCAATAGCATTGTCACCTGCTGTTACAGCATAAGGGCCTAAATCTTGCCCGTGCTTGCCTCTGATTGCTAATTGATGCACTTGCCCCTCAACAAACTCAACAGGGTCTGAGAGAGTCACCTTGTCGCCCACAATGTCAGCCACAAAGCCAGACTGCCCCCAACGTGGAATGTCAGAGCCAATGCGGCCCAAATCCCCAAAAGTTGGAATATATCCCTCAAGCCCGGTTGTCACGTTGACCTGTGTGCGCTCGTACGTTTCTTTTGTCCAAAGATACATGCCCAACTCAAAAGCTCTCTGCCTATCAGTCACGCCTTGAAGCTTTTGCTTTTTAAGATTCAGCCCAAGGCTGCCGGGCAAGAGACAATCAACTGTTTCAGGCTTCCATGTGTCAGGGTCAGTGTATTCAATCTCAAGCCCGTCATATTCTTGAAGCTCAAAAAGCTTTTTCTCAATGCTGAAACTGTTCTCAATAGTGTTTTCAGGGTTGATAAAAAAGGTTGGAAGTGAAGCGGGCTTATCTCTCACGAGAGTCACCCTTGAGCCGTTGAGCATTGGAATTGATTTGGAAACAAAACACGGCAATTTAACAGCTTCCCAAACGGTGCCCCGCTGGTCAAAAATCCAATCAAAAAAGATGCCGTCATCAATTCCCTGAGCTGCCTCTTGCCCTAAAAACTCAAGATCAATAAATTTGTCAATCAGATTGGCACCGTAATTGGTGCGCAAGATATTTACCATTGCCCAAACATGAGAGCGGCTTGCTGTTCTCTGTGTTACGTCAGAAGGGTCTGCCAACGTATTTGTTTCAGCATTCCAATTGGGAAGTTTACGAGTGCCAACAACATTGACTCTGTTGCTTGCCCTGTCATTCAAGTTGTTTGTTGAGCGTGCTCTGACTGCAAGCATTGTAACGTCGCCATACTCACGGGTTGATTTGAGGAAAGCTCTCAGGCCAACCCATTGCACAGTATCACCAACCCTTGCTGAATCACTGGCATCATTGGTGCGGATTGCTCGCACCTCATACCTGCCCGCAGGCACGTCTTTCTGCAAAGTGAACCGCTGAGGCGTGTTTGTGGAAAACGTGCGGTCAAACTCAGCCAACTCTTGCCATGCGTCATTTGAGCCTGCTGTGCGGTATTCAAACAGAGCCTGCACTGCGACTGCATCAAGCCCCCCGTCATCATTTGAGCTGTAGGCCCCTTGAGGTAGAACAACATCAATTTCAATATGAGTGGTGAGGGTGTTGATTGCGTTTGCCACAAAGGGGCCTGAGTGGCCTAAAAATTCAGATTCATTTGGCCCGTAAAGCTCAAGCTGTCCAACCTCAACCGAGGTTTCAACATTGTCAGGGAAAAGTGTGACAAGCTCCCCCGGCTGATAGATTTCGTAGGTGACCTCCTGGAAGTTTGAGATTTCAGTATCTTCAATGCGCACCTCTTCAATATCCCAAGACCCCTGCCCAAGGCAGAAGAGTTGAAACTGAAATTGGTCATTGCCATAATACTGATTGTATGCGCGGGGCGCATAACTTGGCCACATGCGCACCCTTCCATATCCATCCTCAATCGGATTACCTAAACGTATTTGATTTTTTTGCCCTTTGAGATCAAATACAGGGTCAGGTTCAGGTGTGTCAGCCACAGTTGGCGGTATCAGGCTGAGAGAGACCACCACAGCAGCAACAGCAACAACAGCAAGGATGACGAGCGTGACAGGATCACCAACATGAGGCATGAAGTAAACGCAATCACCGTGATTGAGTTTTGTTTCTTTCCATTCTTGGCGTAATGGAAAATACCTTTTGCCATTGATATATGCAACACAGAGCCAAGGCTCATTTTCAATCTCAGGGTGGAGTTGAGAAATTGCAATTCCGTCAGGGTGCTCAGTTTGTTGCAACCCATCTTGAGGATTGCCGGGATTTGTGACTTTAAAAGCTTTGACCATAACGAAAGAAAGATATACGTTTGAAACGCTCATGCTTGAGCCGTTGCCTGTTTTGAGCAACCACAGCAAGACCGTCAAGAGCATGAAGACATAAACCCCCGTCAAAGTCCAACCAAACCCCAACGTGATGCAGCACAGTTGACCTGCTCATTGCAACAATATCACCATGCTTGGGCTCTTCAACTTCCCGCCAATCGCTGCTGTGCTCTGCTTCTGTCATCAACTCACCAACCCTCTTTGTGTCAAAAGGATTTTCATTTTGATAAAGCGGCAAAGATATATGAAAAGCGTGCCAATAAAAATGACGCACAACCCCCCAACAGTCAAAAGATTCAGGGCCTCTTGCACCAACCTGATATGGCTTTCCCACCATATCAGCCACCCAAGCCGGGAAAGCGTTTTCTGTCATAATACTCTGTTGGATATTTGAGGTTGATGATATTTGAAAAAGTTGCTCTGCCTGAGACCTCAAGCGCATTTATGCGCACGTCAGTCAAATACAGCAGTAAGGGGGGGTCAAGCTGCGGCTTGGTTGGATCATCTGACAAATACGGCCTGTATGTCAGCTCAACCGGGGCACGCTCTGTGCCCACAAGATCAAGAAAATCTGTGATTCTCCTGTCAACAT